TGCTTTAGTGATGCAACCTCTGACGCAGGTAAGATGCCCGATTCGTCTACAGTTATCTTTAACGCAAGCCAATCATCTGAATGACTCGCTCTGTCAAAGACTTCCCAAAACTGATTACGGCCTTTAGGCGTTCCAATAATGATTGCTTTACCTTGTCGGTCAGCAAGTGCAGGACGTACAACGTACTGAAACACAGTAGATTTCCAATCGCCATACTCATCACAAATAATGCTATCAAAGTAAAGGCCACGCAAACTATCGGCATTATCAGCACCAAATAACTGAATCCTTGCACCGTTCTTAAAGTCGATACGAAGTTCTGACTCATTGATGACTATTCCGCTTATGACTCTAGTGAATTGTTTGAAGTAATCCCATGCCACGCTTTTAGACTGTTTATAGAATGGAGCAATATATGCGCCTCTAAAGTCTTTACGCTTTGTCATCACAGCTTCTTTAATGAGCTGATTAACGCAAGCTACAGTCTTACCAGCTCTACGGTGTGCTACAACTACTGCCCATCGCTTCTTGCTTTGGTGTAGTGGCTGAAACGCATCACGTGGCTTATACGGTATCTCTATTCTTGCCATGCGTAGACTTCATGTTCTGCGTGCATATCGACTGTCTGCTCAATAGCTTTAAGGTCAGGCAATACTTTGTTTAGCAGCTTTAGTCTTGTTTCTGTTTTGAATTTTATTGCTTGTAACTCATCGTTACTAATAGGCATTTCTAATGTAGCGTGAATAGCCTCTATGTACTTTTGACCTTGTAAGAACTCTCTTAACGCTTCTTGTCGTTCTTGTCTGCGCTTATCACCATAAGACATTGTATCTTTTGGTTTTGTATTCAGTGAGTTATCGTTTTGGGCTTTCGTGGTCATGTATGTACATAAGAGTGGTCTTACGCCTCATAAAATTAGAATGTTATTTGTTGTATAATCCACGCAAAAACAACATAGGCTTGATAGCTTCTGACTGTTCCATTGTGGGTGTTCCTGCTGTTGGGTCACCTGATAGTATTCTTGCCATCATAGTAGCTTTTCTATACTGTGGGTCTGCATTAGCGTATGAACCTAATCCAGCTAGATTTTGTTCTTGTTCTCTAGTTAAGCTTACGTCAGGCACGCCATTTTGATTCATGTATAAGCGAGCAGCTTCATTTACTTGAACAGCAGACTTTTCTTGTGGTGATAATTTTGAATATGGATTTAATACTACGTATTGGTCTTGAGTTGCCATGCCACCAACATGAGGGTTGGCTTTAAAATATTCATCTTCGCCAGGATATAAATCTCTAGTTCTTTTAAAAAAGTCTAATGGGTCTGGCATATCATTTACATTTTCATTAACGCACTAGCGAGCTTTTTAGGGTCTTTCTTTTTACCCTTGACACCTTCTGATGCCATCTTTGCTGCTGTGTTTTGAGGGATACCTACACGCTTGGCAACTTCAGCGGAGTGCGCTGCGGACTCAAAAAGTTTATGTTGCTGTAATGTGTAGGGCATATAGTTATCCTAAGAATAAAAAAAGGCCACGTTTTAAGTGACCTTAAACTTCACGGAGATGAAGTAATGTAAGAATGGAACGAATAAACGCACCTCTGCTTACTGTTTAAGATATTACCACATTTTTTACTTTTTGGGAACCCCCTAAATAAAATATATTATTTAGCTTTATATCCTATGCGATTTAATTGATAACCAATCTCTTTTGCTATGTCATCACGCTTACCAATGGCAGCAAAGGCAGGGATTCTGCTAAAGCCACCTGACTCTCTGTGAAAGTATATCTTTTTAATAATAGGATATGCTACGCCTTCAATAAAGATGTTGCATTCTAGTACATTTTTAATCTCATCGTTAATGTCAGTCATCAGTATAAGTTCTTTTCTTTTAACTTACGTTGTAGCATCATTAGCGCATTGTCATAGTAATACTCTAGCACTCTGGTATCCATCATCGACTTTTGGTCAAGGAATATAATATATATAGCGTTTTTTTGCATTATAGGCAAATCATCAATAGCTTGATCTACAGTTTTAGCTGATGAATAATCTAAATCATCTTCTAAATCTTCAAAAGAACTAATGCCTCCAGACATAAATCCAGTTGCTTTTGTTTTAAAGCCTAATTTATTATTGTCTGATTTCATATAATCACGCCATAAATCAAGATAATAACTGACTCGTCCTAAATCCATTATTCATCCTCTAGTTTAATTTTAAATTCAATAAATCCATCATTTTTATCAGGCCATTCACCTTGAAAACTAAACCATTGACGATATTCTTTTATAGGTGATTTAGGATATCTTTCTAAAATTTCATAACCATCTGCCCAAGCATGAATAAATTTTGCAAATACATGTGGTTTCATACAAAACTTTCATATTGATTTAATATTTCACCTACGTTTTCATGCTCAACTAATACAACTACGCATTTACCGCCTTTAAGTATTGGTCGTCTTACCAACCATATAAAATCTATTTGCTCATCATCTTCAAATACTCCAGCTTCCATTAAAGCGTCTGTTGTTTGTTTTTCATAGTTTCCAATATCACGACGACGTCGATCAGGTGGATATAATGCAATAAACATTGCTAATCTTCCATGTATTTTAGCTTTAGCATCAACTACAATATCTTGAACTTGCTGCCTAAATAATTTTGTTGGTTTAGACATAAACTTACGTCCATTACCATAATGATGACTATGATTTGTACTTGGAGGCCAAGGAAGCGTTAATGTAATCATTTAACCACCAGCATATTATGCTCAATAAAATGTCTAATAGTCAGCCTGTGCGCTAACTCCCATATTTCTCTACGTCCTTCTTTGCTTAAGTCTTTACCATTGTCTAATTCATGGTGGCATTTACTGCATAGACTAGCTACCATAGCATCACTTGCCTTAATTCCTGTACCTTTACCATCACGCTGCTGATTACTATGTGCTGCACATACCGTGCCGTCTGACCTTCCACATGATTGACATGGTATTTCACGGCATAATTCTAATAATTTTTTATTGCGATAGTTTGCCATTGTCCCAATCCATTAAATATTGCTTATATTGATTTATTGAATTACCTAACACAGTACATGGTCCTTTAAAATTTACTTTAAAAAATTTATCTACAATCATACCATTATCTGTATTACCCCATACAATCAATACTGTAAAACTAGGATTTTTAGATAAAAATCTTAATAATAATTCTTGACCATACATTGGCTTTTCATTTGGTCCACGTTTCCATTCACATATTAAAAATCTATTACCTGATCTTAATATCATATCAATATCACTAGGTGATTTAGTGCCAAACAATCCTTTTAGTTCAGTAAAATCAATATGTGCTGCATTAGGATTACGCATCATAATAATCAATCTTGTAAATAAATACCGCGTTCTGCAGCAAAATGTTCAACTCTATTCATAAAATCATTTAATTCATCTACAGTTAAATCAGCAGTACCACGCAAACTGTAAATAGTTTTACCATTACTTTGAACTTCATTGTATCCAAGCCATCTATCTTTCATAACAATTTTCCACCACATAGCATGATGTAATAAACCATCTGCAGCTTTAATTTTTTCAGATATAGCTTGAAATAATAAATGTAAACGATTATTTTGTGGTAATGATCGTCTTGGAACGCTTCCGCAATACTGACATTGTTTCTTTTGGTTTTTGTTTTGTTGGCACATGTGGAGTAACCTCTTTATAAATTACATCTTCATATTTTAATAACCATTTTTTACTTTTATGTAACTTACCATCACTAGTAGTTACTTTCCATTCAGCATCACCAAACTGTTTGTAAAACTCTGTGTCCTCAAAGCTCATACAATATCCCTATAAGATAAGCCATGTTTAATAGTATAAATAGAACATAGGCTTCGATTGTAATTAAGTGCTATAACCTTAACAGGAACATTGTTGTTAAGCAAATGTTTTATTTCACGCACTTTTTCTAAAGATAATGTAACTGGTTTAGGTACGTTAATATTTTTAACAAACATAGGAACTTTATCCATTTTTATTCCTTAATGCTTGTTCAATAGCACGAATAAAGTCAATTATAAATCCATGAGGTTGTGGATTTATGTTTGCTTGAAAATACATATCAATAATCTCATCATCCGTTAATCCTTGCCATTGATGAGGGTGAGTGTAGAGTTTATCTCCATCTTTAGGCATATTACTTGATGGAAAAATTGAACCCATAACTGCTCCTTCATGCCATGACACTACGCCTACAGGTTCTTGCGCTTGCTTATCAGCCCATCGTGCTATTTCTTTACCTCTTTCAAAAAACTCTTTGCCTTCTGGTTGTTCTAGTGCTTCTTTGTCAATCCACTTACGTTCAAATTGTTGAATAGTAGCAACAGGTTCTTGTGCTGGTTGTGGTTGTGGTGAGCTGACTGATAGCTTTCCTTGATTATTTAACGCATTTTTCAAGGCATCATTATTCATTTGAGATATAGCCATTACTGGTTGTTCTTCACAATAGCAAGCCCCATGACCTCCACATGATTTATTTCCACATTCTCCAAATGCTGGTTGTTCTAGTGCTTCTTCACAGGCATTGATTGCACCTTTCACCCATGCAGTTTCATATACTCTGTCGTTGTTTAAACAATTTAAAACTTTTAATGCTTTGTGTATTGCTTCGTCTTTATTCAAAATACCATCCCCTTACATCGCATCTGTTTTTAATCACCATCAATCTTAATTTACGAATTACTTTTGTTATCTTTAATGCTTCGTTTTTAGTCATAATAAACATTCTCCACATTGTTCAAATAATTCATCTAATGTTAGCTTTGGTTCAACAATCTCAATTGCGCCTTCAGCAGCATAATCAAAATATCTAACAGGTTGACCATCATCATCAAGTAATACCCACATTACAAGCTCCTGTAATACGCATGTTCGTTAATGTATGTGGCTTTGTTGTAATCGTATATCAAATCAGCCATTCCTGGATGCCCTGTGCTGTTAAAACGTACCTTTTGTATATGCACCTGTGTTTCCTGTGGATTATTCGCTACATCACGCCAAATTGCAATACAATTATCTGCTTTGTTATACCAATGAGCACTACCGCTAATATCATAAGGACGCGGCACTGGATAATTACCATCTTTATCTTTTTGCATTTTCATTGGATGAGCAACTAAAAACAAATGACATTTAAATTCTCTTGCTGCACGTCTTAATTCTGTTAAAATGCGAGATATATATTCAGTTTCATTTAATCCTGGTGGTCTGTAATGGTCCATTTCATTCCAAGGATCAATAACCATAGCTCTTGGTTGCGCAATTGATTGTTCTAACCATGGTAAAGCTTCATTAATAATATGCATTGGAGTGAATTCAGTTTCACTTGGTTTAATAAAAGCAAAGTTTTTATTCATTTGCTCTAAACCAGTTAACATTTCATTATGAGACATACGTCGATCACCAAAAAATGGTTTATGCATATATTTTTCAATAATCTTTTTTGCATGCATTTCCAAAGGATGATTTTCTGGACTAAACATTGCAATACGATAATTATGTTTAATAGCAAGATTAACACAAAGTGCATCTAACCATTCCGACTTACCATGCGA